GCTTTCATAGATTCAAGTTCAGCAATGTTTTTTCTTGTTTGCTCGATCTCTTCAAGCTGTCTTTTAAGAATATCTTTCTGGCAAAGGAGTCTTTGATTGTTTTCCCAGAGTGCTTTTTCTTTAAATGATGTCATTGTTTTTTAGGGTGATAGGTGAATAAAGACCCCACCAGTTGAGGTGGGGCTGATAGGTTTACTTTTCTTTATGAAACTCAATGCAGTTTGAATAGCGGCCATTGACCTTTGCTATATAGAACTCATTGTTGATGATAACTTTATCTCCATGTGCTACTGCTCTCAAGCTGTGCATACGTTGGTTTGCCTTGATTTGCTCTTTGCTGTAGTGGCTGCATATCATTGAACCAGCGTTGATGCCTACATAAACACCATCACATAAATGCAAACTAACATTCCAGATTGTGTTTCTGTCGTAAATGCGTTTCTCACCAGTTGGCCTGTAAGTGCCTTTGTGTAAATCTGGCTTGCCAACTCTTACCTTAAATTCACTTTGCCAGTCAAAAGAATCTTTGCTGACTTCAAGTGTTTGATAAAGTGGCTCACAAACTGTTTCATAGTCTTTAGCAGTTGCCTCGCAGTGCTGCATTGTTGAATAGTAAAACTCAGGATTATCGGTCTGGTTCTCTTTAACCATTTGAGTAAGAGCTTTGATGCAATCTTGTGCAAACTCTTTTTTCTCTTGAGTTGTCATTGTCATTTGAATCCTTTGCGAAGTTTGAATAATCAGCCGATCTCTCGACCTCATGTACTTAATATATATGTATTAAATATATATGTCAAGCTTTTACCTCTAATTACCTATATATGTTTTGATTCTGTAACAATATCTTATAGGTATTGACAGGTAAACATAGGTAATATAATATTTAAGGTATGGCCGAGAGGTCATTCTTTCGCAACGTATTTTCAATGTATCGTTCTTACAACTACTACCCTCCCTGCATTGGTTTTGCAAAAGCCAAAGCACCAAGAAAAGAGGGTCACATCAAAAAGTCAGACACATGGCTTACTGGCAAATACAACACCTTCAACAAATGGTATTGGAAAGGCCAGCTTCCAAAGCTTCCTGTTTATTTCAGAGGCCACCCAAATGCAAGCCAAGTTGGTGCTGCTTATGGCTGGGCTGGTCATGCTCAAGGTATTACCATCAACGGCTACATGAGTCAGGACAATGTTCTATCTGTTCTATTACATGAAATGGTGCATATTGAGCAATTTATTCTCAGGAAACAAGATGGCGATCATGGCAGATACTTTAAATCTCGCTGTAGAGAATTGACTGCATTGACCAACAAAAGATATGGGGTAGTCAAATGACTACACCTAAAACACAAGCTGAAAAGGATCAGCACAAGAGAGCCAGATTCAAGGCTCTCTTCTCTCAAAGAGTTAACGCTTTAGTTATGAGACATAAGCAACTCTTGAACCTTGCTAACCAGAGCAACTACAAGTTCACAGAAGATGAAGCGAAACAAGCAGTCAGACTTTATGAACTAATGCTTGATGGAGCAAAAGAAAAATTCACAGATGTTGAATCTTATCCACTAATCAAAATTCAATTCGATCAAACGGAGCTTGACTAATGCAAAACTTTTTCCTATTACTCGCTGGCATGGGGTTGTTTTATACAACCCTTACTGGAACTTTATACGACATGACAGTTGCAGATTGTAATGCTGGTATTGAACTTGCTTGTAAGGAGTTACAACAATGAACAAAACAAAAAGCGTAACAGGCAGAACTTATCATGGAACTGAAGAACAGTTCCAAGATTTCATCAGAAAAGTTTTTGATGGTCTTTATGGGACTGATAAAAACAGACAATGCTACAGCTATGACGAGGCTATAGAAAAGATTGCTGAGTACAAAAAGAAAGCAAACAAATATGATTTGCTGCAAACTGTTTTAAATAAATTTGAGGATCTCAATGACTTTTGAAATGACACGCATAAAGCAAAGGCTTGCTGATCTTGAAAAGAATCAAGAGAAACTTCTCAAGTTAATCTTTGAAGTCAATTCAACAATGGCAGTAATGCAAAAACAAATAAATATAATTACACAAAAAAATACTGGTAAAGACCACCCCTGATCTCTACCAGTACTCCACCCATTTGTCCTAACACCAAAGGACACCATTACTATAACAAAATGGAATCTTTAAACAACACCACACCACACATAACGTCAGTTGATATTGACGAACAAGTGTATAGATCAGACCCAGCCATTGCAGCGTCTGACTTGAAATATGCCATAGATCATGGCCTTGAGGCTTTCAACATCTATAAGTATGGCAAGAATAATCCTCCCAGAGTTGCAACCCCAGCAATGAAGTTTGGATCAATGATACATAAATTTGTATTAGAGCCAAAACTTTTTCCGCACTCTTATGCTCTTTTAGACGATAAAAGGACAAAACAAGGAAAAGCAACAGCACTTGCCTTGCAAGAAAAAGGTATTCAAACTTTTACATCACTTGAGTTTGAAACTATTGCTGCAATGAAAAAATCATTAGCTAAAAACTCTTTTGTTTCCAAATACATTTTTGATGATAGTCAAAATGGTCTTGAGATTGATATGGGTGCATCTGAGCAATCTTACTGGTGGAAGCATAGAGAAACAGGTTTGCAATGCAAATGCCGTTGTGATTACTTAGTTGATGATATGGTCATTGATCTTAAAACAACAGGTGAAGGTGGTGCATCACCAGATGTATTTACTAGAACTATCACATCATTCAAGTATCACTTACAGGCTGCTCACTATCTTCAAGGTACTGGAGCAAAGCGGTTCATATTTGTGGCCGTTGAAAAAGTATTCCCATATAGCGTGGGAGTATATGAACTGTCCCCTCATTTTATTGAGCGTGGATATGAGCTTCAAGAACAAGCTTTGTCTGACATCAAAAACGCCCAAGAGTCAGGCATCTGGAAAGGTTACACCAACTATGAACCAGAGGGCATCAAAACACTTACACCCCCTAAATGGTTATGACATTTACTAAAGAACAAATTGAACTACTCAATCAACCGATTGACCCCAAAAATGTAGAGACAAGAGACGGTGACAAAGATGGCAAGTTTCAAGTCGCTTATGTTGAAGGCTGGCACGTTCTAGGTGAGGCTAACAGGATATTTGGTTTTGATGGCTGGTCTTGTGAAACCTTAGAAACAACCTGTATTCGTGCAGAGCCTCGTGAAGTAACTTACATTGCAAGAGTTAGAGTTACTGTTGGTGATGTAATTAGAGAGGGGACTGGTGCTGGCACAAGTAACCAAACTAATTTAAGTAAAAACCATGAAAATGCCATTAAAGAAGCTGAAACAGACGCAAGAAAACGTGCCTTAATGACCTTTGGCTCTCAGTTTGGTTTATCACTATATGATGGCAAAAAACGTTGGAAAAATCCTAAAAAAGATAGGACTCCAGTTTCTACTCAAAACCTTACAGTTGTTGCTAAAGATGCAATCCTAAAAGCTGACACCAGACAAAGACTTGATAAATGTGCTGAGTCTTTAGAGGTGCGTTATGCTAACAGACAAATACCGCAAAACGATTACAACGACCTTTGCGACCTAATCAAAACTAGAAAGGAGGTAATCACAACATGACAGTAGCTGAGAGTCAGTTTTTCACAACAGAGCAACTGGCTTCAAGATATGGCAAGACAGAAAAAACTATCAGGAACTGGCGATACAAAGGTTATGGCCCTGAGTTCTATGAACTTCCTGTCTTTGCTGTCTCTTATGGTAATCCTAGAGTCAGATATGACCTTCACAAAGTCCTTGCTTGGGAAGAAGCAAACGGCATTACACCCATTGAACCTTTTTAATTACTATGGCAAACACCGCATTTAACGCAAAATTCAGAATCGTTGATAATAACAGCGATAGAGACAATGCACCAGAAAGAAACTTAATTATCGACATATCAGTTGATGAAGCTATGAAAATGGCAAACTGGTTACAAACTATGGTTGATAATGCCCATATCGAAGATACTAAGATAAGGGTTTACAAAAGCAAATCAGATTATGATGAGATTGCTGGTTTTTCGATCTGGGGTGGCCTCTGGGGTAACTCAGGTAAGATTGCACCATTAAACCCTAAACCAGCCTCTGAGAGGACTGTAAACGTCAAAGCAAACCAGCGTGAACTTCCCGAAGATTTACCTTTTTGATTATGTACTTAGTAACTTTTCCAAACAACCCCTATGTAGGTCAGATTTTCTATCACACTCAATCTAAGAGAACCTATGAGTTTTGTGAAACAACAAGAACAGATCACGAAACTGGAAATGTTATTGAATCTGCAACATGGTTTGATATTACCGAAAAGGATTTAGTTCCTTAATCTAGAGGCATGATGATCTTGTATAGGTAGATCAAAAGCTGCTCTTTTACAATTTTGTGGTCTTTGCCCTTTTACCATGCTTGTGTCTGTGTTATCCCAGCACATCAACTTTGTAAAAAGATATGAGTTCCCTTCGAGGATTGCTGTCGGGCAAAAGGTTAAACACCTCCAATATTAGGCAGTAATAAGCGATAAAAAGTCTGTAAGACCTCTACTTTTTCCCAAACATTATATACCTTAAGCGATCCCAAAAGGTCGTTTTTTTCTTGCGTAGCCGTTTTTCTAATTTATAAATATATGCTTGTTGATGAGCTATCACATCAAGTGAAGTGCCTACAAAGTGAGCTTGCTTTGCATTTGTTTTTAGTAGCTTAATTGCATACGGCTTAAGTAGTTCTATATCTTCTAAATTTTGTATGAAAGTAATAGACTTTTGCACCTCGAACTCACCCTCAAGGCTGTAAGTAGATGTTAGAGCTTTGATTATATCCATCATTTAAGATCAGGCCATAATTTACTTTCTATAATTGCCACGATTTTGTCGTCTACTGTGTTGTCTGTAGTTTTGACTAAAGCTTTCAAAAGGTCAAGAATTAACTTTTTAACTGCATTTGTTTTACAGAAAGTTAAAAGGATAGGCTTGAGAATACGAATCATTGATTTGTTTGTTTTTCCAAACATAGCTAAATTGCTAGTATTAAACAAGAAACCCTTAATCTCATGGAAGATCAAGAGCCTAGCAAACTCGAAAATATTGTAAAAGTTACCATTCTTCTATGGTCTGCAATATTGCTTACTTTGTCTTACATTGAACCACCAGACGGAAAAAAAATTGTTGACTTTGATCCAACTTTTATAGCTTCGATCTTTTCGGCATCTACGGCTAGTCTAGGACTGTCTATAAAAGGTAAAAATAACAACAAACCAAAAGACGTTATAGTGGATAATAAGGATAACAAAGCTGGTATCAAATGAAAAAGCTCCTATTACTTGCCGCCCTCTGTATTCCATCTGCGGCTTACTGTGACATTCAGAGTACGATCACCTCAAGCGTCAAGCTGGAGAGTCTATCGGCTGCAACTTCAGCGGATAAAATCGGCTCTTCTTACAGCATAAGTGGAACGAATATAACGACTACAAGTGGGGATGCTGCAAGTGTTGGTGGCTTTGGATCTGTTACAGACGGAGTTCCATCAGTAACAATGCCAAGTGCAACACAAACAACTGCTGGTGAGACTTTCAGCTTTACTCAATCTTATCTTGAAGGTGATGCTACTGCTGGTTCAGCACCGACTGTTGGGACAGTTGGTAATTTCAGTGATTTGACTTCAACAGCAGCTGGTTCAGTAGGCACAGCAGCGGTCACTTTAGATCATCACACAATGTCACTTACAGGTGGTACAGGAACAGGGGTTGTTTTAACTGGTCAATTCGTAACAGACTTAACTGTTGATTAATGTGGAAATATCTGCCGCTTATATTTTTTATAAGTCCAGCTTATGCAATTCCTGTAGTACCAAATTTTAACAGTGCTACATCTACAAGTCGATCTGTTACCACAAATAATTTGACGGAGCAAATCCGAGAAGTCCGCTATAATTCAGGTTATACCTACAGTGTCACTGGTTCTGGTATCTCATGCGGCAACTGTGATTCAATATCCATGCCAAATGCCACAGTGACAGAAACTGTAAATGGAACTACTTATGAATGGACAGGCTTAGACCTAAATCAAAAACCAAATTGGCAGCAAACATCAGAAAGCTTTCAATTTTCAGAGTTTTACAAAGGCCCTTCTTTAGAATCAATAATCGACATAACAAGAACAGTTCAGTCAGAAATAGTCACAGATACTACGGTTATTTTTTCCAACTAATAAGTCTTTTTTCTTGTTTACCAAGTTACGCTAACACCTCAGCAGTGGCCAATCCACAGAGCAATACATCATCTTCAGTTTCTAATTTTGCAACCCAAGTTTTGACAGGGCCTATGACAGAAAATAGTTATGGTGCTGGGATTCAATGTTCTGGAGCTACACTATCTGTCAGCCCATTTGCAACTACTTCGGTGGC